GCAAAATCCCTCTTTTCTTTGTATAAACCGGGTTTTGCCCCTTACTAGTTCATTCGGCCTCAGATCCAAGATTTGTAACGTTAGTGTAAGTTGATACACTGCGTAGTGGGTTTGTTACAAAAGGCTCATGTAAAAGCTCTTGTGAAACTGTTTTAGGAAGGAGTTTTTCTCCGCCAGTTCCATTGTTGTCTCCTAAAACCGCTCTAACTTCTTGTGCAGGAACTTCTTTACGTACGGCTGCGCGAATGAATCCGGCTTTAGCTGAGATTTTTTGTACTTCAGGATCGTTACTAGATAGACCCGGAGATACACCAGCTTGCGCTTTTTCTAAGCTCGCTTGGATTTTGGCTTTTTGCTCGCGCTCTAAAGAATCATGTTGGTTTTGAAGGATATCCATACGCTCTTTAAGGTCATCTTTCTTCTGTTTAAGAGCTCTTACATCTTCGATAGAAGCGTTCGGATCAGCAGCTTTGTTCATAATTTCTTTTTCAACTGCCGCCAATTGTGTACCTACTGTGTTTAAGTTAGCCTTCAGATCAAATAGTTCCATTAAATAATTCCCCCATTTTTGAGTTTTAGTAAGTTGGTTTGTGCTTCCGCGATAAGTTGCTCGCGTTCCAGGCGCTCTCTTTCCGCCTGCTTTTCGTCTTCTTGCGTTTGATCAAGTAAAGCGTCCGGAGTATTCCGGTAACTCGCGAATAACTTCGTATCTACTTTCGCAGCCACTTGCTTAGGCGCTTCGATGCTGTCGCAAAGCCCTAATTCGAGGCATTCTTGCGCTGTAAGCCACGTTTCAGCGTCCAAAAGCGCGATTAAACGGTCGCGATCAAGCCTTTCGCCTGCTTTTCCGAGATAAGCCTCGATAAGACTTTCGCGAATACGGTCCATGTCATCAGCCTGCTTGCGGAGTTCGTCCGCATTGCCCTGCGCTAACGTCCACGGGTTGTGAATCATCATCATCGCGTTTGCGGGCATAAAAATAGCGTCACCGGACATTGCGATGACGCTAGCGATACTGGCCGCCAGCCCGTCGACGTAAACGTTAACGTGGGCTTTGTGCCGTTTTATGATGTTGTAGATCGAATTTCCTTCGAAAACGGACCCGCCAGGCGAGTTAATATAGATATTTAGCGTTGAAACGTCGCCAAGTTCGTCTAAATCCGCCTTAAAAGTCTGCGCTGTTACTTCGTCGCCCCAAAATTGAGCCGAACTGATTTCGCTGTAGATATAAACCTCGCCAGCTTTAGCGTCATTCTTCGTCGCTTTGATTTCCCAGAACTTCTTTATCGTCCTCACCTCCTTTCGAGTCTTCGTTATCATCTTCGTTAGTTTTTAACGTTGGAGGCGTTGGCGCGTCTGTGCTAGTGATTTTCTGCTGCGCGACTTGATCAATCGGGAATAAGTCTTTGCTTAAATAAAGCGTATCTCCGCCCTTTTCTGGCGGTAAATCCTCCCACGCGCGCACCTCATTCGGCTTAAACCAGCCGCTCCGGATGCCTTGTTGATAGAAATTACCGCGAGTCTGCATGTCTCCGCGCAATAACGCGTTCATACTGAACTTAAAATAATAACCGGCCTTGCGTTCCTTTTCGGTCAGCAACTTCCGGTTAAATTCCTTTTCGTATTGAGTTGCGATAGGCATCAACGTGCCTTGTACATAATCGATGTAAAGTTGCTCCATGTTCGAAACGCTGCCTTGCGTCTCGCCGAGCATATATAACGGAATGTTAAAAGCTTGCGCAACCCTGGAACGGGTCACTTTTTCGACCTCAAACGCCTTTGTATCGATGAATTCCTTCTTTAAATCCTTAATTTCAACGCCAGGTTCTTGAATTAGAATGCCGCCATTGTTCGAATAGAAGTTCCGGAAGTTCTCTAACATCGCCGTTTTCCGGTCATCATCAAGTTGGTTGGCGACTTTGAGAATAAACGATATCTTGGCGCCGTCCATCTGTTCTAGACTGAACGTCCTTACATCGCGATCAAAGTCGAGCGCATTCCGCAGTACCTTTAAGGGCGAGATTCCTTTCAGTCCGTCAACGGATACATGCTTAACGTGAATGATATCCATGTTATGAACGAAATAATTTCCGTTATCACCGAATATCTCGTACCAGAGCTCGCGAGTCGATTCTTCAATGACCGGCTGCACTCTCGAAGGGTCTAAAACGTCCAATCCGATGACTTCATAACGCATTCCATACCGTTTTAACGCGTATCCATCCCCTGAGATGTTCCGATGCGTCTCTAGAAGTCCGATCAATTCACCGGAAGTCATGTTATGGTTCGGCGCGTACGTTAATAGTTCGGATGCCTGCGACTCAATCGGCTGATAATTTTTGTACGCTTTGATCGGTAAGCTTGCCATCGTATTTGACAGCCTCGATACAGCCGAAAAGACTGTTTCGTTATCAGCCAACGTTGTTTCTCCGTAGTTGCCGAAAATACTGGCGCGAGGAATAAACCAATGCGGAAGGTCCTTTTTAACGGCCGCCTTTGATTCGGATGCGCCTCCGAAAAAGCTTCGTACGTTGCTCCAAAAGCCCATTTTCTCACCTCCTAACCGTTTAATAGATCGTTAATCGAGATAAACCCGACGCTTCCGCCTCCAACCGGCTTCGTCATGTCGAGATATACCTGCGAATGGGCGTTCAGGAACGCAGCAAAGCCGTCTATTTTTCGGTAGCGCGTCTGTTTGGTCGGTAGCCAGTTTCCGTTGCGATCCTCGACCAGCTTGACGTTGTTTAAGTACCACGTAAAGAGTTTGTTTTCGTTATATACGACTCTTCCGTCGAGCAATAATTCTTTAACGTTCTTCAACGGATCGCTTAGCGTAATATAACCCTGTCGCACGACCTCCGTTTGAAATCCGTAGTTCTGCAGGTCTTGCACCAACCGCATCGCATTCGCCGGGTCAAACGTGATCTTTTCGATCTGATATTTGCGCGACATTTCAACGAACCAATCGTAAACGTACTCGTATTCCACATATTCGCCCGGAATAATCGTCAAATAACCGTCGGCTTCAAACCCACGGTAGTCGATTTTTTCGTTATCTTTTTGTACTTTTGCCGCGGGAACCCAAGAATGAGACAAAACAAAAACGCGATTATCCGGCAAGATAAATTCCAGACACGCGCTCGTAAAGTCTTCCGTTTGTGATAAGTCGAAGCCGCCGATGCATCTCATGCCGCGCAATGATTCCGGATCAACGTGTCCGTTGTTGCGCTTAATGACTTCGAAGTCTATAAAGCTTTCTTCGCCGTTGTCAACGAAGATATTGAACCGCTTGACTAGCCAGTCGTTGTATTCGCGTGGTACGTGACGGTCCGCGTTAAAGTCCTGGATCATTGACGGAATATCCATCGTTACGCCGATGTTTGGGTTCGCTTTGATCCACATTTCCGGGTTTTCGACCTCGGATATGTCGTCTAATTCCGCCATAAAGTAGAAATTTCGCTCCTGAACGTTGCTTCCGTCAAGAACATCGGAGGCAATTTCGTAATATTCGACTAAGGGACCGTCCAGTTGATAGCCTGCCGTCGTAATATAAATGATTAACGGCTGAGTCCGCGCAGCCCTTGAGTTCTTGATTACGCTGATAAGCTTCGAATCTTTGAATTCGTGGATCTCATCGAATATGCCGAGATGCGTATTCAAGCCGTCCAACTTTTCACTATCTGACGCCCGCGCTTCGATTTGACTCATTGACGCGTCGTGATAAATGCCTTTCTGATTTTCGCGAATATGTTTACGAAGCTTTGGCGATTTTCTAATCATGGCGCGACTCTCTTCGAAAAGAACACCCGCTTGCTGCTTCGAGTTGGCTAGAACATAGGCTCTGGCGCCTGGTTCGCCGTCTTTTGTTATCGCAAAGTTAGCCAAACCGCTGATTTTCGTTGTTTTTCCGTTCTTACGGCCGACAAATATAAGGCCTTCGCGGAAACGCCGTAGCCCAGTGTCGCGATGAACCCACCCGTATAGCGACCCAATTACGAAGTGCTGCCACGGCTGTAGCGTTAAGTTTGAATAACGGCCCTGCGACGGCTTGCAGTACCGCTCGATAAATTGTATCGGCCGGTGTCCTTTTTCTTCGTCAAAAACGTAAGGGAACTCGTCTGTGCCTGCGCGTTCAAGATCGCGAAGGTGACGTTTGCAAGCGAGAATATTTTTCTTACTCGCGACTATTTCACCCGCAGCTACCTTTTCCGCATACCAAGTCGTTAGCAACTTTTCGGCCGGTTTTTCGCGTATAAATCCGGCTATTTTTTGCGTTTTTAGCCAGTTTTCGTACCATTTTTCGACCTCTGTGGCGTTAGAATTTACTGAAATCGTCGTCATCGTCATCACCGCCCGCGTTTAATTCTTTGCGTTGTGCCGGCGTTAAATCGAGCGATTTCAGAAGGTTATTTAACGTCGTAACCGTCTTCGTAAGCTCAATCGCTAACGGATTTTTGACGAGGTTTTCCGCGCCTGCCTTGTTCGTATGCCGCATCATTAAAGGGTTTTCCGCCACTTCCTTTTTTAATCGGCGGTAGAACTTATGCGTATCGATATAAAGTTCGATAAGCTCTTCGTCCGATTCCGTATACCTGTCGCCAAGATATTCGCGCAGTCTTTTCGCAGTGGGTACCGCCATATGATCGCTCCTTTCGTCCGGGGATTTACCCCCTTTAATGTAAAATTTCCGGTCGCGCTACAAGCGAAGGGGCCCCGCCGGTCCCTACGTTTTTGCCTTCGGAATCCCAACGGTAGGGGGGCTTATAGCTCCGGATTAGCCTGCGCCTTCACCAAGTTTATTCTGCGCTTCTTAGCCGTTTTCGCAGCCGGTCCAGCGCCTTTTTCCGGGTGCCTTCGGTTGTGGCACGGATTGCACAAACTTACGAGATTTTCGAGCGTTAACGCTAATTCCGGATGATCGCGTAGCTCTTTGATATGATGAACCGTCTGAGCCTTCGTTATCTTACGTTCTTTGAGACAGTCTTGGCATAAGCCGTGGTCGCGCTTCAAGGCCAACGCTCTACATTCCGTCCATGCCTTCGACTTATAGAACGCTCTTGCTTCGGGATCGCGCTTGTGCTTGTCGTAGTAGTTCAAGGCATCGCCTCCTTTCGCATACTAAAGCGTCAATCACTCTACAGTGACTTAGGCCTTCGTTTGTTCTTTTTATTCTTTTAAGTACAATCGCGATAAGGTACTTAATAGACTACTAATATCTGCGTATCGTATGAGCGTAAGCGAATAGAGGCGCTATTATTTGTTTGTTATTATTAGTTCGTTATTATTACGTTTGTTATTATTACCGTCACTCTACGGTGATTTAGGTAAATCACTCTACAGTGATTAACGTAAGTCACTCTACGGTGATTGACCGTATATAACGTCCAGCCTCCGCCTTACCTCCGCATCACTCAGCCCGCTGTAATATTGCGGATAATATAACTTCTCGCGCTTATTCGACGCATAGTCATACGCTGTCTTCAGTAGCCCTACCGCCTCCAACACGTTAGCCAACCGCGCTATCCTATTGCGCCCTATCCCCGTATCCTCAGCGATCTTATCCACCGAAGGGAACGCGCTCATATACCGGTCGTTATCAACCTGCCCGTTCACATGCGCAAGCAAGTACGTATACAGTTGCGCTATTGCTCCGTTACCTTTCTCGTATTCTCTCGCTATTGGCACTAACCGCCGCCATAAGTCGTGTGGTATCGGTGCATTGCCGGTCAGTCCATTTTCTTTCTGCATCGCGTAAGCTTTCCGTTGTAGCGCCTCCCGCGCCAAATGTTCGAATTGGCCTCGCATTGACTATCGACTTCCTTTCGTTAACTAATCGCGCTACTTACTGCGCCTTCGCATTCGCCTTTCTGGCGTCGTATTCGTCAAGCAAAGCACCAAAGTCGGCGTCTCTTTCGAATACCCACATCCGGTTATTAGTTCGCGGATGCAACTTCGTAAATTTATAGCGGCGCCCATTCGCCTTTAAGAAGTGCATTAGCGTAGTTGAGTAGCAGTAAAATAATCCGTTCACTTAGCATACCTCCCGTTTAATTATCGCGTTCCTTTTTGATACTGAGCCTCATTTCCGTATCTGATCGGAGAGTACTTTCCCAAGAAGGGCTCGCAACCGTTGTTGTTTTACGGCTTCCGTCTGGAAAGTGGATCGTTATTTTATCGCCAGGTTTAAAGATGTTACTCACTCTGCGCCCTCCTTCTTCGGAGGCCACCATCCACGAACCAAGTACCCCATGACAAGCCCGCCACTAGATACGTACCCTAATCTCAAATAGGGATCGTCGAAGATGTATTCCATTATTACTCCGAGACAACCAAAAACCAGGTTCACAAGCAAGAGAATCGATATCCTAAATAGAGTCTTCACTCTGCGCCCAACTCCTTCCGGAAGCTAGCCCTGTGAATTTCTTTGCCGTCGAGATACAAGACGCTATCATTTAACGCCCGCTGTTCCTCCCGCAACTCAGCCAACGCCTTGGTCGCCGCCTTAGCTTCGCGCTGAAGCGCTTTGAGGCCGGTTATGGCTTCGGATACCTCTACGTTTACTTTTACGTTAATGCCGCCTGTATCGACCGTCTCTTTCCGAAGCGCTTTCTCGGCTTCATCAAACGAAAATTCATCGGTAGCCCAGACGCTATCCTTTCCGTCAGGAAGTTTCGCAAAATGCTTATCGGTTAGTTTGATACGCGTTCCCGCCATTCACATCGTCTCCTTTTCGTTTCTTATTCGCTCGCGTACCGGAAGGCTCGGAAGCCTATTCCGGTCGGCCCGTAGGCTAACGCAAGCACAAAAAGACCTCCGCCGTGTTGGCGGAAGCCTCGTTCTGAGTGCGTATTATCTACCGCAGCTATACCACACGAGATGAGGCGCTGACCGTTCGTCTACACCTAGCATTTCAAGTGATACGTGTAAAACGTCCTTTACTACGTTATAATCGTGCATCTCCGCAATTCTCGCGATTCTGATACTCGCATCAATACCGGTACATCCGTGATAGGCTAACCGACCAAGCGCCTCGATTATATCTTCGTCAGACCAAGTGCAGTTAGACGCTTTTAAATGCGTTAAAGAAAGCTGCATCATTTCAACCGTTATAGGATATTGCGTTTCAATCCGGCGCATCAGTGCGATAATGTCCTCGGTCATATTACGCACCTCCTTTCGAGTTATAGCGCTTCTAGCCGCCACCCTACCGAATACCCTCCGGCCGGCTTAAAACGGCTGTGGCGCGCTTATTTCGCTTTATATTCGTCAATGACTACGCAGAGGTACGCGTCTACTCCGTTCCAAGAATCGTCGTTGATACGTTCATTGTAGTCTGCTAGCGCCTCTTCATACGTTTCACATACGACTTGACCAGCGTCCGGTCCGTAATCACTAAATACGGCAAACTTAGCTTTCATTCGCGAACACCTCCGTTTGATATGCCGCCGCAATATGTATTAAAAGGACGCCAAGTTGCGGCTAGTGCCCGTTGTTATTCCGTAGGGGTGGCGTCCTTTACCGTACATACTGCGTGTTGTACGGTTGTTATAAATGCCTTCGATTAGTTAGCGTTAGCTTTCTTCGCTTAAGCGCGGATAATCGCTCATCTAATTCGTCAATTTGCCGCATTATATAGAAGACGTCCCCTAACGTCTCAATATGATCGACATCTCCGTCTGTATCGTTAGCGCTAGTAATATCGATAATGTATTCGTCATCTTTTTCGTAAATTTCGTTCAGTTCTTGCTTAAGCTCTTTGATTGAAGCGATTAGCTCTTCCGCCTCAGCTTCAATAACGGAAAGTTCAAAGTCTATTTCATCGAGCCGATGATACACCTTCGCTTTATTGAATATTGGATCAAACTCACGGATAGCTTGTGTTTCGTAGATATCTCGCTCAAATTCATCTTTAACCTCATATAGTCGTGCATAGGCTGCTTCTTTGAAGAACCTATTATCGTAAAAATGATCTGCGAATCTACTTTTGAAGTTCTGGGTTTTGCCTACATATAGCGCTTCATTGTCTTCGTTAAAGAAAATGTAAACACCGCCGTAAGTATACTTAGCACTTGATTTGATAGTTGTAGGTTTATCCTGTATGTATTCGTTTGGAAGTGTAATTGATATCATAAATATGCCCCTCCGCTTGAGCTTTACAAGCTCAAATTTTTCTCATAACGTAAGGCAGCATATTGGGCACTTTAACAAGTATTTTTCAAATAAAAAACCAAATTATTTTCATCCAGTAAAAATCACCGGACAACGTAATTTGGCTTCTCTTTGTATTATTAAATTCTAATCGCGATCAAATGTACTAAGTAATTAATATCTGCGTCCGCTAATGAGCGCTAGCGAATAGTGGCGCTATTATTTAAGTAAGTCTTTATAAGTAAGTATATATAGTAAGTCTTTATACGCAGTGAAAATCACTGGAACGTCCAGTAAAAATCGCTGTATGATCCAGTGAAAATCACCGGACAAATCCGCCTATGACCGCATCGACAGTATTTTCCCCGCCAGAAATAACCCGAATACCGCCTTCCGCTTTAGCATCGCCAGGTACATACGCCGCGCCCAGCTTTCCTCGTGCTGCAACGCGATCTCCACCGCCTTACCTACGTTCGGATGCTCGACTATTCGCTCTATCAGCTCTAACTTTTCGCGCAGGCCTTTATCGCAGCCCGGCTTGAATTCGTTCTGTATACACCCGTTCACCGCGATATAACACTTTCGTCGCGCCAGGTCCACCGCAACCTTTTCGTCGTACAAACCCCACCGTTTCGCATACGTTTCTAGCGTATTGCCGTTTATGTACGAATCGAATAGCTGCGGGTTGTACTTACGCATCAAACTCTCGTCGTTTATTTGCCGGTAATGATACAACGGTTTATCGATATAATAAGCCGTCTGGCAGTACGTAAACGCGTCCATATTAAATAGCCAATCTTCGCCGAGATACTTACCGTCAGGAAACGTTAGGTCATACGTATCTATTAAACTTTTGCGAATCACCTTCCATACGCCGCCGTATGAGCCGTTATATAAAAAGTCCGTCAGTATTTCCGCCTTTATGGCGTCACGGTCTAGTGGTGTATTTGCTTTTGCGCGATAACTTTTCGTATAGCTTTTCGTTGGATCTTCGTAATCCCAGCATATATCCGTAAATACAATATCGGCATTGTTTGCGACGGCGGCTTCGTACATAGTCGCGTAACCTTCAGGCTCGATCCAATCGTCGGCGTCGATAAACGCAACGAATTCACCGCGCGCCTGCTTTAGCGCATTATTGCGTGCCGTGGCCGGTCCCTGATTCGCTTGATAGATCGGCTTGACACGTTCGTCAATGGCTTCGTAGTATCGTAAAATATTGCGCGTTGAATCGGTCGATCCGTCATCTACGATCAAAACTTCGATATTCTTCAGCGTCTGGCCGAGCACGCTGTCTAAGCATTCGCGTAGGTACTTTTCGCCGTTGTATACCGGTATAATAACGCTCATTTTCGGAGTCATTTCGTCCACCCTTTCGGTTCGGGAATTCCCGAACTTATATCGATAGGATAATTATACCAACTCGAATCCGAATTTCAAGACGAAAAAAGACGCCGATTTATTCAGCGTCCTCTTCCGTTGCTTCTTCTATTTCGAATAGTTCCTCGACTTTCACGCCGAGCGTCTTCGCTATCGAGAAAACGTGCCAATCTTCGTGGCGGCTGTTCTTATCGAATCGCGATATCGAACCTTGTGGCACGCCCGATGCTTCCGACAACCTTACCTGCGTCCATCCTTTCGCCTTCATGACGGCATTGAGACGCGGCGTAGCGTTTAGTTTCATTTCGATCACCTCTGCGACTATTATACGATATCGAATAAATTTCCGCAAATCCGTTGACATGCAATATCGTATATCGTATATTTAGGTCAACGAAGGGCCCTCGTTAATAAAATCCGAGAGGGGTAACGAAATGAAAAACGATCCACAAAAACTGAATAAGGCGATTTTAGAACGAAACGGAGGCGCAGCCCCACCGACCAAAGCAAAGCTGCACCGTCCGAATCGAGCGAAGCACTTTCAGTATATCACAGCGTTTATTCTATGCGCAATGTTGTCCGCATTCACCGCAGTCACCGTGCAGGCCACCGATGTTTACCGCAACTTTGCCGAACTCCAAGCCAACGAACCCGAGACGAACTACAACATATTCGCGACCGACCGCGCTACGCCCGTATTGATACTCGCGCCACACGGCGGCAGTATTGAAGGCGGCACCAGCGAACTTGCTCGCGAACTCAGCAACGACTATTCAACGTATCTTTTCGAATCGCTTAAAACGCCGAACGGCTTCGACCTCCACATCACGAGCACTCACTTCGACGAACCGACCGCGCTTGACTTAGTTGCACGCCACCATCGCGTTATATCGCTCCACGGATATAGTGACAGCGCCGAGCATATTATCGTAGGTGGCACCGATCCTATACGCGGCCAGACGCTAGTAGACCGCTTGAATGTCGCCGGCTTTAGCGCCGAACTCGTAGGCGAAGGACATCGCTTTGCGGGCGCCAGTGCTGCGAACATAGCGAATAAGTGCGTAACCGGCGAAAGTCTGCAGCTCGAACTCAGCACCGGTTTGCGGAAAAGCATGTTCGGAACGTTCTCGCTTTCTGGACGCGCCGGAACCGAAACCGCGACGTTCTATAAATTTACCGGGTTGCTGTCGGACTTTATTAACGAAAATTATAACGTTGGAGGTAACGAATAATGATGCGATATACGTTGGAAGTCGAAAAGTACGGTATTTGTTGCGATGGAACAGAGGCGGCTGCGACTACGGCAGGCTTTAATCAGGCGCTTAAGGACGCATCAGAGGCGGGCATTTGCGAGATAGACATTCCGCGCGGTAGTTATTTGATCGACGGTGTTAACGAAGAATCCGCATTAAAGCCGGAAGAACACTCCGGTATTATCGTACCGTCCAATATGACGCTGAATTTGCATCCGGAAGCCGAATTCCGAGTCGCGCCGAATGGATCTTTCGGTTATACGTGTTTCTATATCGGCGAGGTCGAAAATGTGACGCTCAGAGGCGGCAAGATACGCGGTGAACGTTATCAACACGACTTTACCGGTCACGGCGACTTCGAAAAGAAAGAAACGCACGAATGGGGTTACGGAATAAATGTACACGGCGCTAGGAATGTAGTAATTGAAGGCGTTGATATTGCTGACTGTACGGGCGACTGCATTATGGTTAACGCGCAAGGAATGTTAAACGTTTCGTGGACGACTTACCGCCCCGCTCGCAATATAACGATTAAGAACTGCAAGTTAGACGGAGCACGCCGTAATAACATATCGGTTACAGGTGGCGAGGACGTTAAGATTCATGATAACGAAATTACCAACGCAGGTATCAACGACGGATGCAAGCCGATGTTCGGTATAGATATTGAGGGTTACGGTGAAGGCGACATTGATTACGAAGAACCGCGCAACGTAAAGATAACGAATAATACTTTCGCAGGCAACGTGGCACAGTCGGTATGTAACTTCAGCGGGTATGAAGTTGTTATATCCGGAAACCATTCGGATAACTCGATCTCCTACGGATACGGTACCGACACAGTTATCGCTAATAATACGCTGGTTCGTAAAGACAAGAAATATACCGCGATTACCGGTCTTGGCGTATCAGCCGGATTTAACGGAAACAACGCAACGATTACCGGAAATACGATAAAAGGCTTCAGCAGCGGAATCGACGTCCGCGGCGCAGATGTTACAGTTTCCGGTAATACGATTACGGAACTCAGCGCAGATGGAATCGCGTTAGCTACCTTCGAAGCCAAGAACGTTCAATTCTCGAACAATACCGTCCACCACACTACCGGAAAACATTGCTGTGCACGTAATTCTAGCGACGTAACTTTCGAGAATAATAAGCTGAATGGTTCGGATATTACCGCGATAGAGATTATCGATTCTGACAACGTTATTGCCGAGTCCAATAAGATCAAACGTAGTAAACAAGGCGCCGTAATTACGAGGTCGTCCGCGAAACTGATCGATAACGAAGTTGATCTTGCTGAGTACCCTAGCGCTGTAGGATACGCGATAGCTTTCGATAAAGGCAGCGACGTATTTATTAAAGACAATCGAATTCCTACACCAACAAATATGGCTATATACGGAGAAAGCGCCGAAGGTCGTACGGTGCGCATCAAAGACAACGATATAACTGACGCGAAGTGTTTGATACCGATTTACGTTATCGGTGGTAAAAAACACGAGATATCCGGTAATGATATAACGTTTAATCGAACAGCTTCCGGCGGCTATGGAATCCAAACGAAAAACACAGACGGCGCCCTAATTCAAGAAAACGTTGTACATTCCGTCAGCGGCTTTAAATTATACAGTCCGATAAAGACCGATGAATCTATTAATTCGCGAGTTATCGGAAACAAAATATCCGGCAACCTTGCACTAAACAAAACCGACATTGAAACGAATAATATTCCAATTTAATCGTTGACTTACGTTATACGATATCGTATAATAGAATTATAGAAAGGAGGGAAAAACGAATTGAACGCGGACACGGTACTAATTATAACGGCGATAGTAAACTTCGTCATTGCGCTAACGAATTTGGCAACCGCCTGCGTTAACGCAAAAACGCTAATCGCAAAAACGACTAGCGCCAGAAACGTTGACACGGGGATAGATGTGAGAGTCCTCCCCGTGTCTCCTATAGTACCGTATCAAAAACGAAAACACAAGGAGGCGAGCGCGCCATGATAACGGCTTTATCAATCGTAATTACGGCGGCGGCCCTGATCGTTGCAATCGCGGGCCTGGTCGTCGCACTCAAACGGAGGCGATAACGGTATGCAGCAGCTTATGATTCGCAAAATATGGTCGGATACACCGGCACTTACACCGCAGCAGGAAGCGCAGATCCTCGATCTATACGAGCGCCCCGCCGCCAATTTCGGTCGATGTGGGCGCGCTTACCAAATTGGGATCAATTCGATGCTACAATACTTCGGCTATCGGGTCGAAGTCGAAACGGAGGCTATAAACGATGATTGAATATGCTTGTAACGAATGTAATTACGCAAGACTTGACGTAAAAATAGAGCCTGACGCGTGCTGCCCTACGTGTGGAACGCGCCTGCAGGTCGAGGAGGAAATCGCATGAAACGTTTATTTAAATCAATCGTAATCACCGCGGCTTTATTGACGAGTACTGCCGCCTTAGCACCGCAAGCAGACGCAGCGTGGTCGGGTTGGCAGACGGAAAAGTTCGGACATAAAGCGCGGGTATATACGGATGCGACTACGTATACAAGCAGCGCAAAGACGGTCGATTGGAAAGCCGAAAAGAAAGGCGCGGCGACGCTTTATTATACGGCCGGCGTTTATAAAAAGCGCTCAGGTGGCGGGCTAACCGATACGGGGTTGGTCCAGCGCGGCAGCTTTAAGACCGCAACGCCGCTAAAATCGTTTAGCGTAAAGTCGATTCGCGGTAAAACCGGAGCCGGTAGCTACGTGATCCAGGTCGATTATTATACGGATTCGGGCAAGCGTCATTATATCGGGACTTTTGAGTCAGCGCGTTTTAACGTGAAATAAGCGTGTGTGAGCAGTCTATTGACAAGTTCGTAAATTTTGTATAATTATGGAGGGTACTAGATGAATCTTTTTTCTTTAACTCATGTCGGGATAGTACACGATAAAGCAATATCCCTCATAAATAATGTTTTTACCGACCTACTTACCGATATAGATTACACATTAAAAGATTATATATCAGCGGAAGTATTACAAAAATGCGAAGAACAACTCGAATCGGACTTTCAAATCGAAGGAGCATACTGTAGAGACACTAAACGGATCTTCCTGTGTAAAAGATCGACGATTAGAACAGCAATTCACGAAATTGGTCATGCTGTGCACCATCAACTTTTTAATTTTGAAGATTTTAATCTATCGAAAGAAAATCGAACTGAGCGAGCTACATTAAACCACAGAGAAGACTTTGCAGAAGCTTTTGCTGATGTTGTTCTTCGCTGCAATGAAGGAACAAACTTAAAAACACGAGACTTTGAAGTTAGAGAGATTTTATTAAGGGAGTGATATTAATGCCTCCTAAAGGCTTTAAACATACCTCTGAGACGAAAAATAAGATAAGTCAATCCTTATCCGGAAGACTTCTTTCTGCGGAAACAAAAAACAAAATGAGCTTGAGTAAGAAAGGTCATCCGTTCTATGGAAGAAGAAATTATAGAATGTCTACTGAAGCTAAAGAAAATATCAAAAAAGGTATAATGAAAAAAAGGCAAACTGAAGAGTATTTAACAAAACTCGCTTCTGCTAAACAAGGCGAATCAAACCCAGGAGCAAAGGTAAAGGAGAAAGATGTTCTTTTTATTCGAAGAAAGTATTCAGAATTAATTTGTCAAATGAAGAAAACAGACGCTCAAAATCTGCTCGCTAAAGAATTTGGAATTAAACGAGCAACTGTCTCTGACATAGTTTTAAAGAGAACATGGAAACACTTGTGATTTACTCCAAAATCTAAATAGAAGCGTGTGTGAGCCGTTTTAAGCTGCCGGGTACTTAGCGTACCTGATCGGCGTTAAGGCGGCTCTTTCGTTTTGATTTCGTGGGAATTTGATGCTAACGCACAGTTTCGTCGGTTTTTCCGCATGCTAACGTGTTATAATTTACCTATACAACGCGAATAGACACGGAGGTTTAGCGAATGGAGGAAAAAGACTACGAAACAAAGGGATACGATACGACGATAACGTACGAATATAAAGAAATGCCGGATGTTCGCGCAGGACGTTGCGATAACTGTGATTATACGCTGTTCAAGAGTTCGGTAAAGCACGGTAAGTTTTTGCGCGAGTGTAGAAGATGTGGAATGAAAAAGAATATATAAGATTGGAGAGAAACTGACTATATGAGTACTGAAGTGGAAATTTCAAAAAAAGACCTAGAAACGATTAAAGATATTAAAAGATCACTCCTACAAAAGAGGATAGACCAGTTAAAAGGCGGAAAGATTAAAAGTTTCGAGAGCAAAAGAGACGATTTACTCGAACAAATAGCGACCGTTGAAGTCGATATTATCTGCACAGAACAACAACCTGATGGTATCAATAAAAAGAATCATTTAGAGCATCTGAATCATAAAGTTGACGTTTTATATAAAAACCTCAACAATCATTATTTTAATAAACCTATTGACCAATATGATCTTGTTGAAAAGTATGAGAAAGAGTTGAAAAAACATATAAACTAAAAGTTACCAACGTCAAATCACTTCGTTCTTGCGGACTATTACTATATCATTAAAGTAATACGAAGCTGAAACGAGGTGATTTTTTGTTTATTTCGCCAATGTTATTAGAGTCCGCTAAATCCCCATTCGACTCTGACGACTACATCACGGAAACCAAGTTCGACGGCATCCGTCTGATCGCGTCTAAGAGCAACGGACAAATACGCCTCTATACGCGCCACAACAACGAAGTCACCGCTAAATTCCCCGAACTCCACACGCTACAGATACCGGACGGCACCGTTTTAGATGGCGAACTTATCGTGCCCGGACCGACCGGCGCTGGCGATTTCGAAGCGATGATGGAACGATTCCAGTCGCGCAAAAGTTTTCATGCGATAGTATTCTGCGTGTTTGATATCCTGCGGCTGGATGGCGTCGCGGTTACGTATAAGCCGTTGTACGAAAGAAAGGCGTTACTGGCCGACCTCGCGATCGATCATCCTAACGTTAAGGTCATCGAAGGTATACGAGGACACGCGGCCGATTACTTCGAGTTAGTGCGACAGAATCGCATCGAGGGCATCGTTATGAAGCGCACTAATTCGTCTTATGCGGAAAGTAAACGGTCGGACCGCTGGCTGAAGATCGTAAACTACGAATATACGGACGTGTGGATTATGGGATATCGCAAAGAAGATAATGCGCTGGTGCTTGCGTATGAGGACGGTTCTTATGCAGGAATTATGGAGTTTATACCGTACGCTGAGCGGCGGAGATTTCATTCGCTGCGTAAGGACGTAGAAGAAACGGATAAATACGTGAATATAGAGCCGCTGAAGTGCCGCGTGAAGCATCGGTTTAAGACGCGGAAAGGATTGCTGCGGATACCTTCGTTTGATACGTGGCTTTGACGTAAATAAAGACGCCTTGACGGGCGTCCTTTTTCGTTATATTACGCGCGCTTTCCTTTTCGCACCTATATTCGACCATATCGCGTCCTGCTTCCGTTTATTCTCGGCAGCCTCCGGAAACATGCGAAAAAACTCGGCTTCGTCTTCGATGGGCTTGCGGAAATAATAGACGAGGTTCTTCGCGCCGCCTCCGTTCTCAACCGTCTGTATCAGTTGCGCCTGGACTAGCGTTTTGACTGCGTTACGATACGTTGAATCGCTCATGGCCAGCGCCCTAGCCGCCTGTTCTTGCGTTGGAAAGGCGTAACCGTAATCCGCGTTATAAAACTTCAGCAGAAACGCGTATACCAACACGGCGTTACCGTTTAGCTTCGGAAAGTATTGATAATGCGTAAGTATAACGTTAGGGATGCCCGTATAGCCTGCCGCAGTGTCAAACGGCAGTGCCTTCGCTTTATCGCTCATATAATCGTCCTCCACTTAAATAATATTCGACTTAATCCGGCTTACGGCGCTGCCACTCCGACAACAAACGATCGAGTTCGGGCGTACGCGCATATTGCCAAAACTTCCGTAAAGTATTTTCGTTCAAGCCTACGCAGATATAGCGTTGGTTATGGTCGCGCAGGAATTGGTATAGATTCGCAGAATAGCAGTAATAATAGCCGTTTTGCATTCGGTCGCACCTCCGTAATTAGATAAATAAAAAGGCGCCTATGCGCCCGTATGCTCTACCCTCTCGCCTGTTGCGATATTGACCGTAAATTGACCGTCCGTACGTCCGTTAATGAAATCGTTATAGCGCTTGCGGCGTTGTTTATTTAACGACTTTGCACGCGTATCAACGAAAATAGATTCGTAGGTTGATAACGACCGGCGCTTTGGTTCGGCACGATTGCGACCGTTCTGATCGTATTCTTCCGCAAGCTTGCCGGATCGCTCTCCGTTCTTGCGCGTCGTTTCCAGTCGTTCGCTCATGATCGGGTACTCCGCCTTCATTTTGTTTTTATTCGTATCGGTAAGCTCTTCGAAAAGTACGAGATCTGCCATGCGATCTAACGCGATGGAGTCCGGTTCTTTGTCCGTCGCGTCCATATAAGCGTCAGTAAGCGCTGTGATTCGTTCTAGGCGCGCTATACGATCGGAGGTATAAATGGACCGCAAGCCAAGACCGCCGTGCTCTTCCGCCTTATATGCAACGATTTCGCCATCAACCAATACGCGATCTCCTTCTTGCGGCTGACCAGAAACGCAGCGCCAAGCTAACGGACCGCCCGTCCTAAAATCGTGTCTGACTTCGAGCTGCAATTCCGTAATCATTTCGTGCAATAATGCGTTATCCATTAATTCGTCCCCCTTATCGCGTAGCCTTCTCCGTGGCTCGCCCAGTAGTAATAAACATCCGTTAAACTGTCGACAGCTGCGTTTAAATGAAATACGACAGCTTGTTGCGTAATGCCCATCCGTTCGCCCGCCTCTGCTTGCGTTAATTCGCCGAAATAAACGAGCTCGATCGCCTGGCGCTGGCGGTCTGTTAAATTCGCTAGATCAAGCGCCTTGTGAATATCGATTAGAATCGTCGCCGCGTCGTAATCTCCGCAACGCTTGCGACTGACGAACTTCTGATAATCAGCGAGCAACAACTTGACGCCTTCTGTGTTATCGAGCGCATAGGCTGCGTCGAATTCGCGTTCCTTGCGGTGTAGATCGACTTTGACTGAACCGATGTTAACCGCCCCCTTTCGTTGACTCCTTCGTTAAGTTCGTTTATGATTAACGTAAACGCTTCCGAAAGGAGTTTCGTTTATGGTTCTTACGTGGATATCTAACGACTTTGAGCGCAATCTCAAAGCGTACATAACTATCGAAAAGCAGCGTCGCCTGTTTATCTCGGCTGGAGCGCGCCGTATTATCGGTTTACCAACGGATGGTCCGTTTTACCTGTCGGTCGCATATGACGCGGATGAAAAGCGCATCGTAGTCGGCAAGCCCGAGTTAGTAAACCAACCGGACGTCAAGCCGTTCAAGTTCGATAAGCGCGGCAACGTATCGGCCATTCCGTTCTTGCGTAAGGTCGGTATTGATTTCGATAGCCTACCGCAGCGCTATTACTTGATCGGCGATGGCGAGGCGTCCAAGCAACCGTATCTGGCGTATCCTTCGCATACATACGCGTTTCTGTTAGACGCTGACGCTAATTGATCCGCAAGCGCCCGTCCGATATACCACGCAACGCGCGAAGCAATTCCGTTACCGACAATCCGATACTGCGCCGATAAGGAAATATCGTCTGGCAGGACGTAAGTATCTGGCGCAGATTGGATTCGAAGGCATTCACGAACGGTGAAACGTCGTGAGGCTTTCGGGTGTATTTCAGCGTGGTCCAACCTACTTGCTGTCACCGTTCTTGCGGCCTCTTTAAAATCCGCTTTATATGAACGCTGATTTGATAGAGAGTGCTCCGGTTTTATCGTAGTCGCTCTTGTTTGTACATGCGCATTTGTACCCGTATTTACTTCCGGCAAATCCCCGATAACATCCCGCAATACTCGCGTCTGATAATCGCCTTCTAACGGCTTCGGAAACTCGAAAGTAAAGCCGAGGTCTTTCCGTACACCGACGATAAACACCCGCTCGCGCTTCTGTGCTACACCGTAATGCCACGCATTTATAACCTGCCAACTAATCTCGTAACCTATTTCGTTAAATTTCTCGATAAGCGCATCAAATGTAGGACGGTGGCGCTTCGTTATCAACCCTTTTACGTTTTCAAACACGAAGGCTTTCGGCTGCTTTGCCGCAATGATTTCGAGGTAGCGCCATACTAATTTTCCGCGTTCTCCGTCAGCGCCGGCTCCTTTTCCCGCAACCGAGAAATCCTGGCACGGAGGGCCTCCGAATATAACGTCTGTGTTCGGTAGGTCATCGATGTCTACAGCGTTTATATCCGCCTGCTCTACGTGATCACCGAAGTTATGGCGATAAGCTTTAACGGCATTCTTATCGAAGTCCAGCGCCTTCACAATGTCGTAGCCGGCCGCCTTGAAGCCGATTGCACCTAGTCCGCCTCCGCAGAATAATTCGAGTACCTTAAGTCCGTTTGCCGGCTGTTGTGGCGTTAAGTTAAAGTCGCCCATGTATTCGCTCCTTTCTTTGTCCGATATGTCAACTAAACCATCGGGTGCCCCCTTCGCGTAATGAGCCGTAACTGTATAGGCAGGCTTATCAAGCTTTCCTACCGGATGTTTTTTAAAGTACGTCTCATACCCTCCGGACTGCATTCGATTGATTACTCGTTCGCTAAGGGATTTAGGAGCGTGATTCGGAATATTCGTCAACTCAACACCTCCTCCATCAACGCGTCCAACTTCGCGTATAATTCATCGATCGTGCCGTCGTTTGTAATTTCGTAATCAACTTCGAAATCTAACAACGCAAGCTCGGTCGGATGCTTCAGCGCCGCCAAATCGAAGTCATCGCCGGCTTTTCTCGCGCGCTCAATCCGTAGTTCCTCCGGCGCCGTGATGCGTATTAGCGTAAAACCTTCGGCACGCAGTCGGGCGTATTCGTTTGGCTGCCGGCAGTCCTCGATCAGTACGCGGTTCTTTAGCATCGGCGCTAGGCCGCCACCACAGTCGCAGGAATACCGCGCCAGGTAAGCGTCCACCTTCGTCATGGTGGCGTTAACCCAAACGTCCTCTCCGAAAGCTTCTCGCGCCCACTGGCCGAACTTTTGGTAATACGCGCGTGGCTTCGGTTTTTCAGGTACGGAAGGGAAGGCGCGATGGAAGGCGGCTTTGAGTTCGTCGCCGAATGCGAACGGGTGGAAATCGTAATGCAGCGATAAATAACCGGCGGCTTCCGACTTGCCCGCGCGTAACGGTGCGGTTAGGGCGAGCTTCATGGGCGCACCTTCAATGCGGTCATTACCGCGACTACTTCTTCGGCTGTGAATATGCGCTCTCCGTATACTGGATCGGTTTTCTTTACCGCCTCCGCTAAGTCCTCAACCGCGAAAGACATTTCGTTAATATCCGACTCTGCTTGTTTAATTTCTTCGTACATACACGATACGTCATCCATTGTTTCGCGTAAGTCTTGCTTCGCCTTTTGCAATTCCTCGCCGAGCGTCCGGTTGTCTTTGTGCAGCGTGTCGATTTCGTCCTTTTGGTGCTTGATCGTACGCTCTAAGTCCGCAACACGCGTCGCCAGATTAGATACGACATCGATTAAATCGGCGGGCTGCGGTTCGTCGGCTTCGGCGGATTCGACCGGGACGAGTACACGGTATTCACTGCGGCCGATGACTCGATCACACACTGTCCGGACTGCGTCAGTAAGCTTATACGATTTTCTCACTTCGAAAATATTTCCGTTATCATAAGGCTCTTCGCCGCGTACGTCAGCATTTACAACGATAACCTTCTCGCCCACTTCCGCCTTGCGATCGACCTCTACGTATTCGCGCTTGATGCTGCCAAGTGTTTCGTCAGCTAGCACGTGGATTTTCGTCATACCTCCGTCTCCTTTCATCGTTTTGATACATAAATCATCGAGATTCTTACCGTTAAATTCGACTTCCATCCAATCGCCCTCCCGTCTAGTTCTTCATAAACACAAGCCAATGCGTTTTACTGCGTCGGTTTCCGAATAATGGCTTGAAATCTATAGCCTTAAGGACTTCGCTTAACTTAACCTGATCTTCGTTCCATTTAAAAATAAGTGTTCCGTTAGGCTTCAACACTCGCATACATTCTTTAAATCCTTGCGCAATATCAGTCTTCCAATTCTCGTTAAGCTTTCCGTACTTTTTGGCCAACCAAGAACCTTCGCCTGCTCTAAGTAAATGCGGAGGATCAAATACGACAAGATAAAACGAATTGTCCTCAAACGGCATGTCTCGGAAGTCGGCTAATACATCCGGGCTTACCTCCAACTTTCTCCCATCGCTTAATGTCTCGCTTATCTGTCGGATATCCATATAGCAAACATCCTCGTTCTGCTTATTAAACCAAAACATTCGACTTCCGCAGCACGCGTCTAAAATCCGTTTCATCGTCGTTACCCTCCCGTTAATTTATTACGCGAACCTGCACCGACTGCCGTCCGAACTGTACCGCGTCGGCTTCATCCGCAACTAGTACGTCAATCTTGGCGCCTTTAATGTAGCCGCCCGTATCCTGCGCCACGGCTTCAAACGTCGTGCCGTCCGCCTGCTTTATTTCAACCGTCGAACCCAACGCAATTACTGACGGATCGACCGCTATGATGCGCTTGCCGGCGTGGTAGATCGTTCCGGTTACGTCTAGACCGGTTGCTGTTACGCCGCTGCAACCTTCGGGACAATCCGCCGTATAAGCCGAAGCCTCGAACGTTTGCCATACGCTTTGCTTCGCGGGTCCCTTCGCGTTTGGTTTTTCGTTAACATTTTCGTTATTCACTTCCGGTTTCGGTCGCACCTTAGGCTTCGCTTTGGCCTCCGCCTTCAACTCTGCCACTTCGTCTTCAAGCGCCTGGATGCGCGCGTCCGCTTTCTGTAGCGCCGCCTCTTCTTCGGTAATTCGCGGCGGGTCTGGCGGTGGTGGCTCCGGTGGCTTGGCGGTTGGATTCGTAAGTAATTGCGTTGACATCGCTAGATTCGTTAGTATGCCGATGCTTACACCTCCTCGAAAAACTGCGAAGTCCACGGTTCCACGTCGACCACTTCGCGTCTTAGCGCTTCGGCTAATTCGGTAATTTCCGCCTGTGCACCGCGTCCTTTTTTGCGTTTGGAATAGAACGAGAGCAACGCGGTCAGGTTCGCAGTCATTACGAGATTCGTTGCGGCTGCGTTCGGTAGGACGGCGCGAGCATCTTCGGCTGGCACTCCGGCTTTACGAAGCCTATCATACGCTTTTTGAGCGAACTCCATCGCATCCTCAAAGATATAATCCGCAGATAAATCGAGACCGTAGTCACCGCACTCAAACGCTATTTTATCGCTCGTAACTTTCTCCGGAACCACGTAATCGAAGCCGCCGATCTTATCATCGCTCCCCATCCGTACGTAACGCTGTGACTGGACGCTGAAGCTAAATCCGACGCGATGGCGTGTAAGCTGCGCAAGTAACGCCCGGCTGACGCCTTCAATCGCAAAGGTGAACGTTAGGTGTTCGAGGGTCGACGTGTGTTTGGACGCAAAGATATGTCGGAACAACCGGTCGGCGTCGGTGCCTGCGCCACCATCTGACGCTTTGGAACCGAAATATTTGGCGCCTTCCTTTGCGATGATTTCGGTCGGTTTGTTTGCGCTATAGCACGATCTGATTGCGGTGAGTGCGACCGCTTGGCCGTCTGTGCACCCGAATTCATCGACAAGGCCATAATAGTCGGTTAAACCGTGACTAGCTTCGGAAAAATCGAATGATTCGCTTAATTGCGTATGTGCGATTATCTGTACGTTCATCAGTACCAAACAACCTTTCTTATGGTATAATTTAAATAAAAAGGAGGTATTTTCATGTTTAGTAGTAAAAAAGACCAAGAAATCATGGATTTTGTAATTCGTAGTATTGAGGTAAGCCCTAAACGCAATCTGAGAGTTAGTGATTTTAATGAAACAAGTATTAGAGTAACAGGATTCTACATTGAGATGAGCTCTCCGGAAGAAGCCGAACGTTTACACGAGGACCTTCCTCACGCTCATCAAAAGGTTAGCTTAGATGACAAAGAACTAGGGAGAAAGATTAGTTCGGCGTTAGATAAAAGTGGCAATCTAGACACCATCAAACAAAAAGCAGAATGGGAAGCTAAGGGTAAAGTCGACTTTTCTAAAATTAAACTCGACGCCCCTTCCATCCCAGGAGAGAACGGTTTAGCTATTACCTTTAGTATCCCTTACGACAAGTAGTACCGGACGAGCCAAATCCGCCCGCACCTCGATCGCTATCGCCGAGCGCATCAACTTCCGTAAACACCGCCTGTTCGACCGGCTTGATTAACGCTTGCGCGATACGATCACCTTTACGGATGAGATAAGTCTTTACGTTAAACATCCCGTCAGTTGGAACGAGGCCGCCGTCAATAGTGTCGAAGGACTCTCTAAACAATTCTGCGCCTGAACTATTTCGATACTCAGCAATATTATCGACAATCACTCCGACCTCTCCCCGATAGCCCGCGTCAACTGTTCCGAGCTGCACACGCAAAGGCGTCTTCAGCGTAATGCCGGATCTCGGTCGGATCTGCATTTCAAAGCCCTCCGGAATCTCGAACGCCAAGCCCGTCGGCACACACGCGGTAGCGCCCGGTTCGATAATTACGTCGGCCGCCGCGACTAGATCGAAGCCAGCGTCCGTTGCGTGTGCGTAGGTTGGCGTTTGAGCGTCCGGTGATAAGCGTTTTATATTTACATTCATTTCGTTTCCTCCTTCGTAACGTCCTCATATATAACTGCGTGTTAACTATCCGTTTGGCACATCGCCTTCATAATAAGTTGCGTATAAAGTCCGAAGAATGGACGCTTATTCTCCGAAATAAAAATCCGAATCTTTAAGCGCCTCGACCGTCGCCTTCTTATAGCCGTTGCCCTTCTGCGAAAAGAAGTCGTGCGATTTCGTTTTCGTACTTAGTCCGTTCATTACGATCGGATTCGGCGTTTCGTCTTCGAAATACGGATCGAACGCGAGGTTTTGCAGCGCTTTATTCGCGTTATAGCGCATGAACCGTTTAACGTCGTGCGTCAGACCGACCGCATCGTACAGGTCCTCGGCATATGCGACCTCGTTATCGTATAGCTCCGTTAGTAAATCAACCGCAAAATCACGCAATTCTAACTGAACGTTATGAGCTTGGCGATTGTAAATTTCCTGCGCGAGCAATCCGGTATACACGCCGTGGATCGCTTCATCGCGAATAATAAGCGAGATAATTTCGCCGGAATTCGTTAGCTTGCCTTGACCCGCGAAATATAACGGATAGTAAAATCCGCTGTAGAACAAGAAGCTTTCGAGATATACCGAAGCGACCAACGCCTTATACAGCGAAATATCATCGCCCGGCTCAATCGCATTGTACAGGCCGACGATCCGCGCCGCCTTCCGCTGCAGATACGGATTGGTCTTAACCCATTCGAAGACTTCGTTAATCGTTTCGGTAGGCGCGAGCGTCATAAAGATATTCGAATAGGATTTCGCATGAACAGCGTTCTCCATCATCGCCATGAAATTAAGGACGGCTTTTCGTTGGTGACCGTCGATGTGCTGCGCGATGATCGGCATGCCGGTGTTGCCTTGCTCCGTATCCAGAAGCGTTAGGCCCGCAAGATTGCGCATATATGTCGTCTGTTCGGTCGGGCTCAGTGACTTCCACGTTAAAAGATCGCCATTTAGCGAAATCTCTTCCGGGAGCCAGAATTGCTTAACGTTCTGTGCGTAGAACATTTGCGTAAAGTCGTCTTCGTGGCGCGACCAATCGGCCGCCGTATGGATTGCGTTTGCGTTTAAGTTCGTCAATTATTCGTCCTCCCTTAACAATACTCCGAGTCATACAAGGACCCTTCGTGTTCTACCTCTATTCGTGTATAACAGAATCCCGCATAATCTAAGCCGGAAAAGAATCCCTCAATCCTGTCGTCAATTTTATCGTGATACTCATCCCCACTTAATAAGACATTACCGTCCTCATTAATTAAAGCCATCTCCATATCGCCGTCGATAAAAGTAATGACCGTTAACTTCATATCCGCTCCTCCTCTTCGTTTAAACCACGCAACTCAAGCACGAATCCTGGCCGGTATCCTTCGTCCGCGCATAATACAACGTCTTGACGCCTTTGTGATGAGCGTATAAATCAATCCGGTTTAAGTCACGCGTTGTCATCGTATCCTTCAAGAACAACGTAAACGAAATACCTTGGTCGACGTGCTGCTGAATCGTTGCGATCATATCGACGACTTTAAACATATCCATGTCGTACGCTTCCTTATAGAAGAACCAGTTTTGTGGCGACAACCCCGGCATAGGATAATAAGTTTTCGAATTTCCGTACGTACGCTCCTCGATGCGCTCCATAATCGGCATGACCGACGCCGTAGCCGACTGCACATATGAAATAGATCCCGTTGGCGCGATCGCAAGTCTGTACGAATGGTATAAGCCGTACTCGCGAACACTATCCGCTAACAATTCCCAATCTGCTACAGTCGGTAACCAAACGCCCTCAAATAACGTTTTAACTTTGTTTGAGATCGGATGATACTCGAAGCAAGAATTAGTGTATTTATCGAAGTAACTACCGTCGGCATACGTTGATCCCTCGAATCCTTCGTACGTGCTGCCGGTTTCTTTTGCGAGCTCCATTGACCGGACAAGCGACCAATAATTCACCAACGCGAAGAATACATTAGCGAAATCCCGCGCTTCGGCCGATTCATAAGCGATACCGTTTTGCGCTAGATAGCCGTGTAGATTCATTGCGCCAAGCCCAATCGAACGCATCTCGCGGTTAGCTCTTGCGACGGCTGGCGCGTTCTTGATATTCGAAGTTTCCGAGACTCTCGTTAGAGCATCGACGGACATCTTAACGATTTTGCCGAAGTCGCCGTTTTTCATTACGTTTGCAACGTTGAGCGAGCCGAGGTTGCACGATATATCGAGGCCGATTTCGTCCGGTTCGCCGTAATCGGTATACGCCGAAACCTGCGACGCCTGAAGCACTTCCGAACACAAATTCGAAAACTTAACCTTCGAAATGTGATTGTTCGCATGGGCCGCGTTTACGTTACCTTCGAACATGATGTACGGATATCCCGATTCGGATCGCAACACGGCAAGCTTTTCGAGTAATTTCCGCGGATTGATCTTTTCCTTACGAACGGCCGGATTATCGACGAGCTGATCGTACATCTCTCCGATATCCATTTCGTCAAGGTGTTGGCCATACGCTTTGTAAACGGTGTGCGGATAGAATACGTAAGCCGGCCGATCTTCTCGCGCTAGTTCAATGAATTTATCCGGAATGACAACGCCGATGGATAACGTTTTAACGCGTACGTCCTCATCTGCGCTTATTTTCTTCGTATCTAGGAAATCGTTAATATCCGCATGGAATACGTTGAGATACGCTGCGCCGGATCCCTGCCGCTGCCCCATCTGATCCGCATAACGGAACGCATTATCGATAAGCTTCATAACGCCGACTACGCCCTTCGTCGCATTCTCTACGTCTTTAATCGCCTCGCCTTTCGCTCTAAGCTTCGATAAATTTAGCGATACGCCGCCGCCAAGCTTCGAGAGCTGCATCGAAATGTCAATCGCGCGACTAATATCGTTAAGGGAATCGTTAACTTCGAGCAGGAAACACGAAACTAATTCGCCGCGTCGTTTACGGCCTGCATTCAAGAACGTCGGCGTCGACGGCTGATATTCCTGGCGCATCATTAAATCGACGTACTCAAGCGCCTTGGCTGCGTCTCCTTCCGCGAAGAACAACGCACAGCAAGCGATCCGGTCTTCGTAGCGTTCGAGAATCTTTTTGCCGTCGTTCGTCTTCAGCGCATAGTCGTTATAAAACTTGAACGCGCTCATGAACGAAGGGAATCGGAATTTGTGCGCATAGGCCGCTTTATAAACCGCCTTGATTTCTTCGAACGTATAGGCGTCAAGGAATTCGGTTTCGTAGTAATCGTTATCGCGTAGGTAGTCGAGCTTTTCGCCCAGGTCGTGGAAAAATACGGTATTTTGGTTTACGTAGTCAATAAAATAAGCGCGGACGGCTTCGAGATCCTTTTCGAACTGGAATCGGCCATCCTTCTGTAGCATAATTTCGTTATTAAGTTCGATATAACTTGCGTGTTTATTCGTCATGCGGCGCCTCCTTCATTAAATTCAAGCGATACTCTTTCTTCGGAAATACGAACGTACTTTTCTTCAATCTCAAATCCTACGAACTTTCTATTCTCTTTTAACGCTGCAACTGCCGTTGAACCGGAGCCCATGCAGTTATCCAAAACGACTTCACCGTCATTAGTGTACGTTCTAATTAAGTATCTGAGCAGATCAACCGGCTTTTGCGTGGGATGTAATTGGCTTTTTTGCTTATCCGTAGGGAAAACAAGCACGCTTCTCGGATATCTTTCGGTACTATCATACGAAGTGTTTTGGTACTCTCCGTAATTTGTGGATTTACTGCAGTTATTTTTGTGCGCAGCCAGACTCACTTTTCTTTCGTGTCCGGTAGTTTTTTGCGGATTATATGTCGGTAGTTTTTTATAAAATACGAGTATATTTTCATGAGACTTCATTGGCATTTTCTTTGCGTTCAAGTGTCCGGTTGGCTGCGTCTTTTCCCATATCCACTCGTAACGCAATAGTTTGAGATTACTGCAGGCGAGGACCTTATCGAATGGAGTTTGCGCGAATAGTACGATAGCTCCGTTATCCTTAATTACTCTCTCGTACTGCTCCCACAAAGGTTCGAAAGGTATAACGGTGTCCCACTTATTGCGCGTCGTACCGTAAGGTAAATCGCAAAGAATCATATCGATCGACTTATCCGGTATTAACCGCATCCCCTCGATACAATCGCGCTGATATATCCGATTTAATTCGAGTTCTCCGATCATCTGTTTACCCAAGCGCATTCACCCTTTCGATAAATTTTCGCTCACAAACTCGCGAATTTTAGCGACATCTGCGTCCGTACCCGCTAATTCAAAGCGCCCGATCACCGGAACGCCGTATTGCGCCGCGATTATATCCGCAGCCTTTGCGTAATTATCGCCCCAGTTGCGATTGCCTGACGCAGCCACGCCCGCCAAGTACGCGCCATTAGCCGCAAGAAAATCCGCCACCTGCCGCGCCACCTGACCGAAACCATACGTTCCAGTCACGCAAACGAACGGTTCGGCTAGCGTTAGGTCTGGCGTTAGTTCAACGGCGGGCAGACCGGTCTTTGTGACGAATCGGCGTACGTTGCCGGTCCGCGAATAATAAGCGATTAGCATACGACGTCCGCCACCAAGACCGCGAGAGGAATCGCGACCAATAGAACGAATACGATCTTTGTCACCTTCGCGCTAACGCTTCCTCCGCTTTTACCTGATACGTCCGCACTTACTGCGAGCAAAAATAACGCGACCAAGCACCCGATTGCTAAATACGTCATCTAACCGACCCCTTCCGTCTCTCAATTTCCGCCTCTAATTCGTCCAGCTGCGCCTGCGTCCGATCACGTTCGATTCTCGCTTCGATAATCTTCCGGTCGTGAAACCTAATTGCGGAATCACTATCGGTAAGTTTTTCGTTAAGCCAGCGCCGCATGTCCCGCAGTTCACCGTCCGTTGCCGTATAGATCATTCGACCGGTCCCTCCGTTTCGCGCTTGGCGTCCGCCTCTAGGCGTTTGTGATTGCGATAAGGTTCGACGATCAGCCAGTTGATAGATTCGATGGTCATCACGCCTATAATTAGAAGCGCAACGAGAGTAAGTATAATTTTTACGATAGTCGTAACGATCGGAAATAGTTTTAGTAGCGCGATGAAAAGCGCGATTGAGCCTATGACTAGACAGCCGACCAACAATCCGATTAACACGCCTGTTAAATAAGCAGTTATACGTCCAAGTCTACGTCTAAACATTCTCATCACTCCTTCGGTTTATCTATTACGCCTTCATGAATCAACCACGCAAGCCCAATCGCAGCCGCATCGCTCTCATCGAAATTAGCGAACTCGCCGGTATACCCGGTCATACGCCGAACCGCCGCCTGCAATTCGTCTTTCTCCGCTTTGCCTGATCCGGCAACCTTCAGCTTGACCGTCGTTGCGGATATGCCGAGATCTGACGTACGTTTGCCCGGCTTCCGGAACTTATTGAACGTCAATCCGAAGCGCGATGTTGCCCGTTCACACGCGTTCCATGCCGCCAGCACCGGATAGTTCGAGGTCGACGTTTTGCCGGCGAAGTCCTCCCGCACCACATAGTCGAAGCCGTCCCGCGGGCAGTTTTTATCGAGAAAGACTTTCGCCCATCCTTCGATGACTTCCGCCCGGTGCGCATGTGATCGGCTGGAATTCGGCTTAACGTGCGATAGCGCTTTGATCGTAGGCTTTCGGTTGCGTACCTCGATTATCGCGACGCCTGGGCAGGTCATCGACGTATCGAACGCGAGGCACCGGATAGGCTTGGCGCTACTCAT